TGTCAGGATCGTGCAGGATGACGGCACTGGTATGACGATGATGGTATTGGAAAAGAATTAGATGGCGCATGTCCGAAAGCAAATCAGAGACGCGATTGTGACTGCGACAACTGGCCTGACGACTACAGGCTCCAATGTATTCCGCAGCCGGATTTATCCGCTGGAGCAGACTAAATTGCCCGGCCTTTGTATTTTTACAAGGTCAGAAGCGGTGGAATTTGATACATTGACGATGGCCCGGTCAATTAACCGGGTTCTGGATGTAATGATTGAGGCGTATGTGTCAGCAACTGCTAATTATGACAATACGCTAGACCAGATTGCTGTTGAGGTTGAGGAGGCCTTGGCGGCAAATGTGACGCTTGGAAACCTGGCCAAAGATACTCAGGTGACAGCGTTTGAAGCAGATTTTGCTGGTGACGGTGAACAGCCGGTTGCCATAGGTCGCTTCACCGTGACGGTGCAATATCGCACCGCCGAGAATGATGTTGAAACTGCCGCATAGGAGATAGAAATGGCAACTTTCAAAGGTAACGAAGGCACGGTGTTGAGCGGTTCTAACGCTGTCGCTGAAATCCGGTCTTTCACTGTAAACGAAACCGCCGAAACCATCCAGGACACTGTGATGGGTGATAGCGCCCACAGTTACGTTGCGAGCTTCAAAGATGCAACTGCGACTGTTGAGTGTTATTTCGATGACACCGACACAAATGGTCAGATGACTTTTGACGTTGGCGCATCGGTCACTGTCAACTTCCAGATGGAAGGAAACACAAGCGGCGATCACAAGATGACCGGCACTGCCATCATCACCGGCAGAGATGTATCAGCAGCGGCTGATGGTATGGTCGAAGCCACTTACACAATGCAGATAACCGGCGGTCTGACTGAGGGTACCGTTTCCTGATGTCACTAGGCAAAAAGATAGCTGAACGGCGACAAAAGCAAGCGCGTATCATTGAGGTTCCCGAATGGGGCGATGATGATGTGCCTTTGCTTTTGTATGTTTATCCAATCACCGCTGGCGATGTGAACAAAATACAACGCAAACATAAAAACTTTCTAAATGACATGACGATTGACGGAATGGTAGATCTGATCATTTTGAAGGCTGGTGATGCTGATGATAACAGGGTTTTTAGTCTTGAGGACAAAGCGCATCTGATGGCTGAGCCTGTTGCCGTAATTTCTGACATCGCCGCCAAGATGTTTGGCGATATCGATGGGATTGAGGTCGCAGAAAAAAACTAAAAAGCGATCCGCTGAGGTTGAATATTATGGCCCTGGCTGATCGCTTACACAAGACGCAGGATGAGATTGAAGATTTGACCTTGTCTGAAATCAACGAGTGGTTCGCTTATTTTAGGATTATAGAAGATGGCAAACACAAATCTTAAAGTTCAGATCACCGCTGTTGATAAAACGCAGAAAGCATTTAGAGCTGTTGCCGCCGGTTTAAAGGCTGTTAGTCGCTCTCTGTTTAGCTTTAAGACTAGCATCCTTGCGGCGGTTGGCGTTGGCGGCCTGGGACTGCTGATCAAGACATCTCTGGATAGCATTGACAAGATCAGCAAGATGTCCCGCACGTTGGGCATTGCTGTCCCGGATTTGCGAAAACTAGAACATGCGGCTGAGCTGTCTGGCATCCAGTTGGACACTGTGGCCAGGGCTGTTCGCACTCTCAATAAGGGTGCAGTTGATTTTGTGCGCGAGGGTGCTGGTGAGGCTGCTGATGCGTTTGATGCTCTCGGCATAACTGCAACCGACCTGGATGGCGTCCTGGGCGATCAGTTTGCAACGCTTACTCTGATCGCTGATCGCTTTGAGAACGTTAAAAACGCAGCGGAAAGATCATCAATAGCTCAGCAACTATTTGGTGGCCGCGCGTCTGATCTTTTGCTTGTTCTGGAGGAGGGTGGCGAAGGTCTGCGCCGGTTGGGAGAAGAGGCTGAGGATTTTGGCCTGATACTATCAACAGCCACCGCGCAAAATGTTGAAGAAGCCAATGACGCATTTACCAGGCTGATCTCGATTTTCAAAGGGGTCAGGGATAGCCTGGTTGGCGCTTTGGCTCCAGCGTTTCAAAAGCTCGCAGATACAATCAGAGATAGAATTTTGCAGTCGGTCAAAGAGGCTGGAGGGATTAGGGAGTTCGCCAAAGTCCTCGCCCTGGACACGATTGGCATCTTTGAAAGAATAGCGGAAGGATTAAACAGGTTTGTCCAGGCATCAAGCCGGGGTGTTAACTTTCTGATCAGCGTTGCCAGGGCGCTTGGCCGGGTGATGGATGATGAGTTTCTTAAACAGATTGAAAAGCTGGATGAAAATTATCGGTTGGTAAACACTGACGTTTTTGTGGATTTGCGCGATGAGATAAACGCGGCAAGCGCCAGCTCAAAGATATTGGGCGACACGCTGACAGATACAGTCGAGGCGATTGAGGCGGTTGAGGCATCGTCTGACAAGATGCTGATGACAATGAAAGACGCCAAGCTAAGTGGCGTAAACGCCCTGGAGGATGCGCTGGTTTCTTTGGCTGATCGCACCAGCACTGTGCAAGATGCGTTTAAGTCAATGGCCCGGTCTATCATTAGCGACTTGATCCGCATCGGCATCCAGCAGCAAATCACAGGGCCGCTGGCTCAGATGATGGGCCTCCAGGTAAGCACGCCAACCGGGACGCCACCCCCCAAGGCCATAGGTGGCCCGGTACAGGCTGGCCGACCTTATATGGTCGGTGAGCGTGGGCCTGAGATGTTTGTGCCAAACCAGAGCGGCTCTATCGTGCCAAATGGACAAATGGCCAGCGGTGGCGTCAACATTGTGCAAAACATAAACATCACCACAGGCGTGCAGCAGACTGTACGGGCTGAGGTGATGCAGATGTTGCCGCAAATCAGTAACGCCGCCAAGGGCGCTGTTTTGGATGCTAGACGGCGCGGCGGTTCTTTTGCGGCTGCATTTTAAGGGGTGAACAATGGCAATCACATATCCAATAACGTTGCCCACAGTCGCTGGCATCTCATCAATAAATCTCAGGGCTGTTAACGCGGTCTCAATCAGTCAAAGCCCTTTCACGTTTAAGCAGCAAGTCATCGCGCACCAGGGTCAGCGTTGGGAGGCTGAGGTTACTTTGCCGCCGATGAAGCGAGCTGATGCGGAGGTTTGGGTGTCATTCCTGGTCAGCCTGCAAGGCAGCAGAGGCACGTTTACAATGGGCGACCCCAATGCAGCAGCAGCGCGTGGTAGCGCCTCATCAACGCCCGGCACGCCGGTTGTGAATGGTGCCAGCCAGACAGGACAGTCACTGACTGTTGACGGCCTCCCTGCGTCTGCTAGTGGCTATTTAAAGGCGGGCGACTATATCCAGCTCGGCGGCGGTTCATCAGCCACATTGCACAAGGTGCTGGAGGATGTAACAAGCAACGCATCCGGCCAGGCAACGCTGGAGCTTTGGCCTTATGTCAGGACCGCGCCAGCAGATGACGCCACGATTGTGGTTAGCAGTGCTGTGGGAGTTTTCCGGCTGGCCAGCAATCAGACCGATTGGGCAATCAATAACGCGGCGGTCTACGGCATCACATTTGCTGCGATTGAGGCGGTGGCCTAATGTCCAGAGATATCGGTGCAGGCATCCTATCAGCACTCAGCGCAACAGAGATGCAGCCGTTTTTTGCTGTGCAATTATATCTGGACACCCAACCGCTGTATTTTTGGACCGGCCTGGGAGACCTTACAACTGGCGGCATCACATATGTCGGCACTGGGCAATTCCTCAGCATCAGCGAAATGGAGGAGACTGCTGAGATCGCAGCCAAGGGTGCGACAATCACGCTCTCCGGCATCCCAAGCAATCTGATCTCACTTGCTATCACTGAGCCGTATCAGGGGCGATTGTGCAAGATCATGTTCGGCGCTATTGACGCCAATCGTGAATATCTGTTGCTGGAAGATGGCAGTTTTGTCCTCAGAGAGGATGGCGGCAGGATTGACATTTCAACAGGAGATGTGACGCCTGCTGTTGAGCTGTTCACCGGCTACATTGACAGGATGGACATCGATGAAGGCCCAGAGACATCGACTATCGCCATCAGCGTTGAGAGCCGGTTGATTGATTTGGAGCGTGCGCGTATTTTCCGATTTACCGATCAGAGCCAGAAATCGCGTTATCCCAATGACCGGGGCTTGGAGTTTGTTGAGGATTTGCAAGACAAACAATTTAATTGGGGGCGCGGTTGAAGCTGGATGATTGGGACAAGCGCTTAAATAATTACATTGAGGACATGCGCCACCGGCCATTTTCCTGGGGCAGCAATGACTGCCTGGCGCTTGCCAGCGGCGCAATCAAGGCGCAGACCGGGATTGATTTGTTTAGGGATTGGGTCGGCAGCTACAAAACTGAGTGGGGTTGCCTGCTAAATTACAAGCGCCAGCTCAAGCGCATTGGTTGCGCCGACATTGTTGAGGCGGTTGATCAACGATTGCAGAGGACCGATGTATGGTTGCCGTCCAGGGGGGCGATTGTTGGCAGATCAGAGGGTCTTGGTTCATCGGTGATGTCGATTGCGTTTGGCGTTGCCATATCTGACAGGATTGCATTTTTAGGATATGATGGCTTGGTATTTGAGCCGGTAAAGCATAGCGATATTTTTTGGGGCGTATAATGAGAAGGCTTCTGCTGACATCCACCACGTTTTTGACATCAGCAGCAATCATTGCCCTGGTGCCGGATCAAGCGCACGCCGCGCCGGTTATTGTCGCCGCTGCTGTTAGCGCAGCAGCATCAACAGCAGCCGCATATGTTGCTGGTACTATTGTGGCGTCTGCGGTAGCCGGATATTTCGCAACATCGTTTCTGATATCTGCTGGCTTGCAGTTGGCAATGAACGCTCTTGCCCCCAAGCCACGCGCCGCCGGTAATGTGCAGCCAGGCCAATCAGCCATCTTGGTCAGCGGGACATCAGCCATTGCCGATCACCAGATTATCTATGGACGCACTAAGGTTGGCGGCGTCATCGTTTACAAAGAGGCAACCGATAACAATAAATTCCTGCATATTGTGACGGCACTGGCCGGGCATGAGTGTCAGGAAATCGAGACGGTATATTTGAATGATGAGGCGCTGACCCTGGACGGGGATGGCGAGGTTACAGCGCCAGCCAAATATGCCGGTTATGTGCGCGTCAATAAACACTTGGGCAGCACAACGCAGACCGCTGACACTGACCTGATTGCGGAGAGTGCTGGCAAATGGACATCAGATCACCGGCTCCAGGGCATCTGTTATGTCTACACGCGCCTGGAGTTTAATGCTGATGCTTTCCCCAATGGCGAGCCAAACATCACGGCAATCGTCAAGGGCAAGAAAGTCTATAATCCCAATACCGGCAGCACTGCCTGGTCGAGCAATGCGGCGCTATGCCTGCGCGACTATTTGACCGCCGACTATGGCCTGCGCTCTGATAGCGATGAGATTGACGACACGCTGTTAGTGACCGCTGCTAATATCTGTGATGAGGATGTCACACTCTCTGGGGGCGCTACAGAGGACCGCTATACTACCAATGGCGCGATAACCACCGGGTCCAAGCCAGCGGAGACCCTGGACGCCCTGCTGCGCTGTATGGGCGGCATGTTATGGTATGCCCAGGGTAAGTGGCGCGTAAAGGCGGCAGCCTATGTCAGCCCGACTGTGGCCCTGGATGAGGATGATCTGCGCTCAAATGTAACGATCCAGACCCGGCACTCGCGCCGCGATAATTTCAACATCGTGCGCGGTACGTTCAGAGGGCAGGAGAGCAACTGGCAGTTTAGTGATTTCCCCGAAATCAAATCATCAACATTTATTGAGGTTGATGGCGGCTATGAGAGCGCGATGGATTTGGAGATGGGCCTGGTGTCGTCATCAGCAACGGCGCAAAGAATAGCTAAAATAGCTCTTTTCCAAAACCGCGAACAACTGACAGTATCCGCATCGTTCGGATTGCGGGCGATGCAGGTGCAAGTTGGCGACGTTGTGAACTTTACGAATACACGCGCAGGATTTACCGACAAGCCGTTTGAAGTGGTCAATTGGGTTTTTGCGCCGGATGGAAACGGCAACATTATAATAAATATGACACTGCGCGAAACATCGTCGGCAGTTTACGATTGGTCAGCGGAAGAAACAGCGTTCGAAGCAAACAACACTGTTTTGGCTGATCCGTTTGATGTACCGCCGATCGGTTTAAATGTTAGCAGCGAAGCCCGCATCATCAACGAACATCTGACAAACGTGATAAAGGCAACAGTCACAGCCGACGCGCCAGAACGAATTGACAACGTGGAAGTGCAGTTTAAGAAATCGACGGACAGCGTGTTCATTGCTGCTGGGATCGGCGATTTGGGCGAGTTCGAAGTGATTGACGTGCAAGATGCTGATTATGAT